AGTGTCTGAAAGAAACTTTTCGATGGCTACCGTGATGGAATAGGTGCGACAGAAGGCTCCAACGACACCGGACTTTGATAGGGGGTCTTCCTGCTGTTTTTGACTTGGTTTATGTACTTTGCTTTCACGCGATGTGGTTGGTAGCAGCGAGCAGTCTTGCCAATCCGGATGCGCTGCTAGAATCTTATCCGGGTCGAGTAATTCACCATCCACGAACTCGATAAGGTAGTCACCATTGGCTGGACAGGTCGGCCAATACATCAGTTGGTTGGGGATAAACGAGCACTCATCGAACATATCCATGCCAAGCTCCGCAGCCATATAGCGCGATACTGCTACGAATTCATCTGCGGAGATATCTCTGGTGAAGGGTGCGACGATACGGAGACGAGGAGCTACCGGTGTATGGCTGTGTGTTGAGTAAACCGCACATTTGAAACGTAGCTTATTCGGCAGCAATGCAACGAACTCGGGGGTAGCATTATCGAGGTCTGGTGTCCAAAGAGAGCGGCAGGACACATTGCCTGCTTTACGGAGATTGTCACGCAAATGACCACCGACGAAGCCACCCTTGTCTTTGATTTCATCGCGCTTAGGCTTAGGCATCTTTGTATACTCCTCTACCGTTTCCGTGGTGCGAATCGGTGTTTTCAGTCGCTCGCAGATCGCTTCAAAGGTTAGGGTCTTGTTCGACCAGAATTTAGCCTGTCGGGAATTACCGAGGGCAATCTTCAATTCACGCATAATAAGTGCTCCTCCATGTTCCTGGCTGTTCGCCGTGTTCAAATCGTGCTTGCCTTGCCAGCTTAAAGGCATGCAAGGTAGCTTGGTCGTCCCGATCAGAGGTGTAACTGCTGTCATCACCAAAAAGTTCAAATTGACCTTTCTTGTTGATACCGGGATGGGCTACGAAGTAATCTCCGTCTATGGTCACAAAGTTAAAGGGATATATACTAGCCTTGATTTCTGGAAAACCTCTATAACCCATTTCCTGACAGAAATTATCAATATCATCGATACAATCACCGTCAGGAATCCCAGCAACGACAAGAATAGGATTCACAATTTCACAAATCTCAAAGTATTTTAGGCCGCTGAATTGAAGTATCTTCTCGGCGTCAGCTTCGGTCATTTTCCCTTTGACTTCAACATACAGATCACTTGGACTCCTCCCAGCACAGCCGTGAAGTAAGAAGTCAGGAAGATATAGTTGACCATTAGGGAGCTTAAAACCCTCAGGCTCGTATTCCCATTTTACTTCGCACGCGTCGAAGAACACCGCCCATCGTGCCTCAAGCCTTGACCGGAAGCGATAGCCCTTATATTCAGTCGGTATAGCTGTATATGTATTCATTTCTGTACCTCCTCGCAGTTTTCAGTAAAGTAGCGTAAGCGAAAACACCTCCACTTAGCCCGTTTGATCTCTTCTTGCATTCCATGAGAAATGGTGCTACCAAACACCCAGACTTCTGCACATTTTGTCATGAGCGCATTGGCGAAGAATAGACCAAGCTGTCGTTCATTGGGATTATCATCGTCAAGAAACTGGGGAAAGAGTAGGTGGGGTGCAAGGGGGATATATCCTTGATCCACAGCAAAGCGACAGTAACCTTGGGTCGCTATTACGTTTTTCTCTACATTTCCAGAATACGGTGAACAGATATAGATGATGGGACGAAATGATCGGATTGCCCGTTCTCGTTTCTCGATTTCTGTTAATGCTTCATAGGGAGTGGGATCATAGTACCCTTCTTTGTTGTATTTATCAATGTTCATGAAACCTCCAATCTGGGTATTATAAAGCCCTTACTATGTAATGGAGTTAAGGTTGTGAATTGAACGAAAAGACTCAGTCTTTTTTATAAAAGTTTGTTTCATAGCCATCTGCACTTAAAATTAGACCGTTTGCCCAGGTTGGGGTCTGGCTCATCCGCTCACAGATATCTTGCAGAGAGGTTTGGCTGTTGGCTTCAATGACGATTTCATCATGGACATGCATCACAATGGGATAATGCCTTAGATTCTGCATGGCATAGCAAAGTAGATCTCGGGCTGTGGCTTGAACGATGTTTTCTACGAATTTTGGACCGTAGGAGTTTAGCCGCTCCCATTTCTTTGTACCACCAACGCCTTCGTAGGTAATGCACTGACCACCGAACTGGTTTTCTCCGATACGGGGTTTCACATAAGCGAGATGTCTGCCAGATGGGAGCACAATGAAAAGCATGGCACTTTGATAATAAAACTTGATTCCGTGCGTGACACGGCTGCTTTTCTCCCGAACAGCCTCCATAGCAGCGCGGTCCACATCCCACCAAAACTGGACGATATTGGGATTGGATTGCCTCCACGATGTGACCAATGGCTGTAGCTCCTCTTCGGTCAAGCCCATATCCAGAGCACCCATTGCCTTCAAAGCACCAATCGATCCACCATAGCCAAGCGCCAGTTCGGCTATTTTCCCTTTTTGTCGAAGGTGACTGTTAATGCCATGTTTTTCGACTGGCACTTTAAACATCTGCGATGCGGAGGCACAGTAGATATCCCCACCTTTCGCAAACACCTCTTGTCGCCATTTTTCACCAGCAAGCCATGCGATGACACGGGCCTCGATAGCACTAAAGTCGGCCACGATGAACTTTGAATTTGTTTTAGGAACGAAGGCTGTTCGTATGAGCTGAGAAAGGGAATCGGGAACATCTTCGTAGAGCATTTCTAGCGCTTCATAATCGCCACAACGAACGAGTGAGCGAGCTTCAGCCAAATCTGGAAGATGGTTCTGGGGCAGGTTTTGTAATTGAATGAGTCGTCCTGCCCAACGTCCAGTGCGGTTCGCACCATAGAATTGAAACATTCCGCGTGCACGTCCGTCTTCACAAACACAATTTTGCATTGTTTGATACTTCTTTATCGAGGATTTTGCGAGCTGTTGTTGGAGAGATAAGACCTTTGATAATTCTGGAGGTGCAGTCTTAAGCAAATCTGCAACGACCTTTTTACCCAGAGTGTCTGTCTCAAGTCCGTTCTCTGAAAGCCATTCTTTCATTTGCACCACGGAGTTTGGGTTTTCAATTTCTGTTAAAGTTTGCACAGCACTTATTAGCTCTGACCGTGAGCGATTATCCAACTGGACAGCTGATTCCACAAAGGTCAAATCCAAAGCTACACCACGGTCGTTAATCACTTCGGAAAGATGGTATTCGGACCAGACATTATCTGGCACAGGAAATCTAGTAAGCTTTTCCTGAATGGACATCTCCACTTCAACATCTCTAGCATTGTAACTTTTAAAAGCTGCCCATTTATCTGGTGCATGCGTTGGAGTATTTCTGGTTCTTTGGCCGTTTGTTTGAGTCGGCGAACAGGGAAGACAGAAGTAACGGATGAGTTCTTTCCCTTCCGATAGTTTCTGTTTTTCTAGGTTAAGAACTGAGCCGACTCCCTCTAGTGATAGCGGTAATCCCAAGGATGCTGCCCATACCATGGAGCATTTCCAGGAAGAAGGACTTAAGTATTGACTTTTAGGTAACCCAAGGAAACGCGAAAGGCAGATACGTTCAAACGAGCTGTTGTGGGCGGATTTTGTAATGCTTTCATCTGCCAGTGCCACCAGCACGTTATGTGGTATTTTCTCTCCGCAGGCAAGATCGACTACCTGAACAGGACCGCCATCAATGCTGTAACCGAAAAGTATGATTTCAAAATCAGATGCTTCGGCGTAACGATAAACTCCCGTCTTGGTAAGCACAGCGCTTGAGTAGCATTCAATATCAATATGGAGTTCCTTCATTCTGCATACCTACCTTTGACTTATATGTTTGACCTCTGAGCAAGCGACGTATCGCACTTCCTGAAAATCCGGTCTCAACAGCTATTTTTTTAACGGTTACACCTTTATCTCGAAGTTTGAAAATGTACATCCGGATTTCTAATGTCATTCGTCTCTTGTGATGGATGAGCTGCAACCTTCGGAATACATTTTTATCAAATACCGAGTTCTTGTTATTAACACAAGCATATTCACCAGCTATGATCTTTAACGCACTATCGTAAACGTGGACAGCTTCTTCAATACCAGTATATTGACCAAGGTATACTGGCTTATGGTCAACATAGATCTGTGCTTGATACTTCCCGTTTGGAAGCTGACATATTCCTTTGTAGCCGGTTTTACTGTTTGATTGGACCGGTTTGTTCCGAGCATTGTCTTCACATGTGCATAAGCGAAGATTGCACTTCCTATTATCAACCTTAACCCGGTTGATATGGTCTATTACACGTTCATCGTTAGCGTTCATTATCAACCTGTGCATTAGCACTTGATTCTTTGAAGAACCGCTGGTAACGTAACCATGAGATCCAACACTCCACTGCCGTGTGTGGACAAGCGTGTAATCCTCAGCATCAAAAACAATAAGTGTGTTATCGCAGTATAGGACCATCTCAGTGTCAGATATTTTCTTGTAGATATTACTTGTTGAATCAGTCATATATACACCGCTCTTTCATATCTAGGGGGGTGGCAGAGAAATCCGCCACCCTTTTTTCTACCCTGACTACACCAAGAAATCATCATCTTCTTCAGTGGTGAAATCTGATTCGGCGCTTGCTTTGCCACCTAAGGGTTCACCATCTCGGATTTTTTGCAGATTGTTAAGACCGCAGGCTATTCCGCGATTCCCATTGCTATTAAAGGAAAATAGGGTAATGCTGGCTCTGCCATATACTCCTGAGTAGACTTCAGATCGAATAAGTATGGGGTTGCGATCAGCATCGACGATTCCCGGAGCAGTAGCAGAATTGGCATTAATAAAATAGGAGTTCGCATAGGCAGGATCATCTGGTCGCTCCAAGTCACCATCTCGAAGAGGGGTTTTTAAGGTGGCTAGGGGAGGAGTAGATTTACCGTTCCCTTTGAGCTTGGCTTCGCCTTCGCGATAAGCTGCTTCTATGGCTGCTTTGATTTTGGCGACGGTCTTGGTATCACTTTTGGGAATGATGAGGGAGACAGAGTATTTCGGGGTTCCACCATTGATGCTTTTTGGTTCCCAGACATTGGCATAGCTCCATCGGGTGTTTGGCCCTGTGATAACTTTCATCGATTGATTGGCGTTGTTATTCATTTTCATATACCTCCATAAAATCATTTTTGACTGTATTCATAACCGGACGCTTATCGCTTTCCGGAACAAGAGTGGGTTTGCCTAAGGGTTTTTCAATATAAGCCGAGAGTAATTCATCGAAGCGAGTTTTGCCTAGCAGCTTCTGCATCGCGGTAACACCGAGGACCTTATGTTCAAAGGGATCGAAACCGGTTTGATGGACTGCATCTGCAACTGCATCCTCGTTGGTATATCGTCGATTGGAACGACCTTCGACCAGCTTCCATCCGCGCCATTCTTTACCATGTAGTGCTTGTTGAAGTGCGTAATCTTTGATATCTGATGCCCAAGTGATTAAGTCATCTAGGTGAGAAAGGATTTCTTCGATTTCTTCGTCTGTGAGCAGGGGAGGAAGTTCGAATTCGGTTCTAGCCAGTTCAAGATTCGCCTCAACTCGCGATCGGCAAGTGTTTTTGACTTTGCAAAAGGTGCACCAGCTTCCGCTTTTGAATTCACCCTCACCTGCATAAGCCAGAGTAGCTGCTGGTCTGAGAACCTCATTCGCCCACAGATATAGTTCCTCTTTGGAAACTTCAGAAACGCTGATGTTGTTTAATCTTGGCTGGTAAATGCCCATGCGAATCGTCTCAATATCATAGAGTCCATCGAAGAGTTCTAAGGCTCCAAGCGCGTAACACTTTAATTGGGAATTATCTTCTGCTGAAACTTCAATACCTCTGCCATATTTGAGATCATAGATTTGCAATAACCCATTTGAAACAAGGATGCAATCAGCCGTCCCGTAGGCAAATTCCACCCAATTGGAGAAATCGACCCGTTGTTCTATCAGGACAATAGGGGTTGAATCCGTCTGTTTTGTGACTTCTAATTGCTCGAGGATGAAGGAAACATACTCGGCAGCATAATCGTTCATCTCTTCGTTATACCAGTTGAGATGTTCTGTTGGGTCACTGGTCTCCATGCCTAAGGTTTCACGTAATCTGTGTTCGAAGAGCATATGGGCATCTGTGCCTTCAGCAGCATAGTCGCTGGTTGCGTCTGCTTGATTATCATTCAGTCGTGCCGATGGTGGACAGGATAACCAACGCTCTGAGCTAGATGCAGAAAGAAGGGCATGTCCTTTAGATGGCATGGGTCAGTTCCTCCGCATCAGCAAGAAGCGCTTTGTAATTGGCTGGATCAACACCGGATAACCGATCCGAACCATACTTCTGAAGCAGAGCTCGTATTTGAGAAGTAAATCCGGCTCGAGATTTGTTGGCAAGGATACCTCTTACTTCTTCCAGTGTGAGGGTTGGCTCAACTACCTTTGTGTGTTCCGTTGTTGAATGAGAGCCAAACTGCTCTTCTATAGTGTTCACGATTTGGTTAATTGTCTTAGCGACGCTGCGTAAATCTTCGACGATTTTGGCTAATTCGCTCATCTTTTTTCACTCCTTCCAAGGATTGACGTTCTCTAGTTAATAAAGTCAACTTTCTTGCTAAACGCATTGAGACCACACTAATTGCAGTGAGGACATCCAAAAGCTCATCTTCAGTTGTGCGATCTCGTGGGTGGTAATCATTCAATGGCTTCACCTCCTTGGAAGGAGAGTATTGTTTTATCCCTTCCACTACTCAATGGAGGTGAGTAAACAGTTTGAACGAAAGGATAGAAAAGAAATTTCCTTGTATGGTTAAATCCAATCTTTCAGGATTTTCTTTAATTGGGATAAGGCTTGTCTCCGTTGATAATTCAGCGTGCTTTGTGATTTAATTCCGAGCTCTTTCGCTATATCTCTTTCAGATGACCCATTGGCCCAAAGCCAACAGATCTTAGCATAATGTGGATTGATTTGTTCGAGAGCATCGAAAAGACGATTCAAGAGCTCCTGATCTTCAATAATAGACTCTACAGTGGGAGATAAGTCAGAGAGAAAATCTTGGTGTTCAACTTCATTTCCTACGCCGTCATCAATGGTGTCATTGAGAGAAGACGTGTCTCCAGCTGTTAGGTAGGAACATGTCCAACAATCCATGTTGCAGAGATATCGTTTGCTTGCTGGGCATTCACAACGGCCGTGTTCTTGCTGCCTCCGCCGGTAAGCGTTGATTTCGCGGTAGTAGTTGTCATAAAATTCTTTGGTTACTGGTACCCACTCGTGAAGCTCTCTGATGTAGATTTTTCGTTCATCGGGTTGACCAGGGTTGTCTTGGTTTAACATAAAATGTCCTTTCCGCCTGTGTGAATTGAGCGGCAAGGACACATAATGGAGCTGCTTCGATGAAGAACGACCGAGATTGCCTAAAACGGGCATAGCAAGGCTCGGTGGGTACATCTGATGCTCTGAACACGAACTTTTCGTGTTCGAACTCCCTATGTATCCCGCCGCCTTAATGCGCATCTCAGGCTTTGAGATTTATTTAGATAGCATTTCTGCTAATCTAGCATTTTCAGTAGCTGCTTTTGAGAGTATTAACGGTTCTGAAACAGCTCTCCAAATTTGCTTAACTACTAGTATTATTGTAAAACAGGGTGTATAATATATTCAAATATTGAATAAGCATCCTAAAAACGAATAATTATATTGAAAGGAGATAAGCATATGTCTGAATTTAATCAAGATATTGCCAAAAGGAATATCAATGAATTACTCAGGAATAAAGGTATGACCCAACAGCAATTTGCAGAAGTAATTGGAATGTCACAATCTAATGTCAGTAAAGCTTTAAACAAAGAAGAGAAGAAATTCTTTACAGTTGAGCAAATCTATTCCATAGCAAATCATTTTGGGGTATCAATCGATTGGATACTTGGCTATAAAACATCGGATCAGCCGGCGAGGGCACCTCGTGCAATTGGCGCATTTCTTGCTGAATTACTCTCAAGTAAAGAAGCGAAAGTCATTCCAATTAAAATCCGTGAAACTGTTTATGAAATTGACTTTGATCCCAGGAATCTTGAGCAAAAATGCGAGGTGACAGATCCGGAAAACACTTATCTCTCTATCTATTTTCCCAACTATTGGAACCCAGATGAGTTCGGGAAAACCGAGAAGGAGAAGCATGAAAGTTTCAACGAAGCTTATCAGATTGGAAACAGCACAAGAAACGGCCCCCTGAATAAATTTCTTAGTAAATATGTAGAAATACTAAAAGTTTTCAATGAGGATCAAATTTCAGAGGAAGCTTATCAAATTGTATTAAAGGATTACTTAAGCCAGCTTCGAGAGTCCTAGGTCAATAAAAAAAGACGGAGTTATCTACGAACCCTTGATATGGTTCTTAGATAACTCCGTCTTTTAGCTCCTCGATTGGTTACGGGGCAATTTGCGGTAGCTTCTTTTGTTTATATGCGGTTTTTGTTGCTATAACTTGGGATACAACCTCATCCCAGGGAATTCTAATGAGTTTCTTCTTTTCGACTTTAATTTCCAGGTCGATCTTGTCGTTCTCGATTACAACATCAAAGATTCTTTGAGGTGTTGGTTTTTCGGTACTGAAAAACAAGATAGGACGTCTTATCATTCAAATCCCCCATTCAGATACTTATCAATGAGATTTCTAATCTTTGGTGTAACCTTTGCATCTAGTTCTGTCTCCTTAATGTTTTTATATAGTCGTGAAGCTTGCTTTTTTAGAGTTCCTGTATAATCGTCCGAAGTGTAGAAGGCTTTTTCCCACATGTAATCGTCTCCTTCAGACCAAGTGAAGATAAAGTCAAAGCCTTGATGTCTCTGATCCTTGGAAGTGTACGGAATGACCGCTAAATCTTTCTCGGTATCAATATTCCTGCATACATAAATGTCGTTTGCAAGATTCCATTGAATTTCAGGATTTAGATGTTGAGGATGATACACTGCTATATTTTCGTCATCTATGGTTACAAGACCTAACTTTAGATAACTGTCATTAAGTTCAGCCACACCACCACCATCTACTGTCCATTCAATAGAATTCTCTCTAGTTTGCTCTGACAATTTGACTAGGAATTTGGAAATCAGATCTGTATTGCTCATTGGAATAGAGATGTCGGTTTCTAACAAGTCAATTAGGTTAATCGTAAAGACTCTAGCAATTTTCCAAACAATATCGATACTGAGTTTCTTATCTGACCCAGGTTTAGCTATTCTAGATATATAGCCACTACTGATTTTAAGTATTTGCTCTAAATCACCCATTCGCATGTCGTATTTTTTTAGTAAGAAAGATATGTTGTTTATAAGGATTGTTTTGTCAAAATCTCTGAACTTCTCTAGATACTCATCTATGGTTTCCTCTTGCTGCCGTAACATCCAGAAACATGGATGGCCGCTGTCTGGCTCAAAGTGATTTACGCATTGGATTAAAATCTCCTTGATGTGTAAGGCTTCAATCAAATCCTCTGCAGAGTTTACTTCTTCTATTAGT